CCGCATTGTTCACGCCATCTGTTTCGTTGCCATATTCAATTTGAAAATTGCTGACAATTCGCGTGAACTGTAACAGGAAACGTCGGATTTGGGCGTCGTAGAAGAACATTTGACTCATGATTAACTCGATTTCTGGCCCGGTTGTGTATCAGGTGGTGGCTTGGGATCCTGGAAACCTTTCTGGTCTCCATTGTCCGCACGTGGTCTCAGTATCTGGCTGAGACTCTGACGTTGTGGAATATTGCCAAGATCTGTTGTGGGCGTAGTGTATGTATTGTTCACAAAGCCCGACCGTAAAGTATCATTGGCAGGACCATTGTTGAGATTGGTACGTACCTTGTCCTCAATTTTGACCCAACGTCGGCTGTCGTAGCGGAACAGTCTGTTGGGGAAGTAGTCCACTCGCAGGCAGTAGTCGCCGGCCACAGCACCCAGCGGGAATTGTACACCACTAGTGACTGGCAAGCCGTTTGGCGGCACACCATCTCCGGTCAAGTAACCCACAGTATAACCATCTGCTTTGGGGGTGACATTCATGCCACCTTGTGTGCCGTCCACGGTGTCGCCACTGGTGTTGTTCAGTGAAGTTGGGTTGGCCGGCTGGCCATTGTCCAAGGTAGCCACAACATACAAGGGTTTGACATCGTAGCCCGATGCAGGTACTTCGATATCTGCTTGTGTAAGAATTGCATCGTTGATTTGATTGTCTTTGTTGCGAGTTGAAAAAGCGTCGCTTTGTGTCTGTGGAGTATACAATTCCCAATAGTCAGTGTTCGTGATGTCTGTGCCGGCAGGTGTATTTTGTTTGGCACGATAATACACATTGCTGTAGTTGGTGACCCAACCTGTGGGATAGAAATTGCCCGAATCCCAGATATTTTCAGACACAACAGGTTTCTTGAGCACGTCTTTGAACTCTTGATTGTTGGTCATGGGCGTTGCTTTCACACGCCAGGTATGTGGCAACCAAGTTTGGCTCATGCCCTCTGTTGCATAATCAGCATCTTGTACCACATAGTATCGGGGCAAGGGCTGTGGAATTGACTGATTGAGTGGGTAGTAATCTTTTAAGTTTGGAACTTCTAGCACGTCACCGTTCATGATCTTGCGTCCTAGGCTGTCAATCATGTCGTTGAAGTGGAAGGTGATAAACAAGGTATCGTTGTTAAGGAACAGACCAAATTGTGTTAGGTCAAAGTCAATGTCCTGGTGATTGTAAACACCGCGCATGACGTAAACGTCTTGGTCGTAAATTCTGTCACGGTTTTCCAACAACAGCAAGTCTTGGATGTTCAACGGATTTAGTGCGTCATAAATGGGTTGGGTAGCGTCACCGTTGCCCGAAAAAGCCGAATCCTCACCGCCAGTTTGCGGTCCCATGTACTTGTGCAGGAAAATGTCGAGGCCACCCACAGTGTATTGCTCACTTATGATGCGATCAAGGAATTGATAATCGCGGGTTCGATTGGGACGGTATAGACTTAGACGTGGCATAGTCTAGTATTTATGGGCGGTTGACCAATAAATCCCAAAGTGCTATAATTACTGTATTGCCACTCAAGGAGCCTTGATGAAACCCGTTCGACTGCTAAACCCCCGTAGTTCTGATACCAATGTCATGGGTGGGGAACCTCCGTGGAAAACACAACCCACAGAAAATCGCATCAGTGCTCTGAGCAAGGCATTTTCCTGGTACAATTACTTCTACGGCAAAAAAGATGCTCGTGAAATGATTGTGAACTATTTGGAGTCACAGGACCGCCGAGCAGATGTGCGAGTACTAAAAAGTATTCCGGATTCAGCCATACGTCTGACCACAGGCTGGTTGTGTCGCATGAAAATGGTTGGCCTGGAACTGAGCGAAACAGAACAGATCAAACTGGACAATTTGCTCAAAGAAATACTGACCAGCAAACAAACAGTCGAAGTGGAATCTGAGCCGGTGCCAGAAGGCCCGTCCCGGCCAAACATACAAGATCGACTTCGTGAAAAAGTTGGCGAGTGTGCGGCTGAACTGGACGGCATGTTTGACGAATTCATGATAGCCGGTGCCAAAATGTCAGCAGACTTCAAACCCATTATGGTGATCCGTGGCATGAACGTGGCTCCACAAATGATCAGCGAAATTGCCAATCGCTGGAAGCGAAAACTGGCCGAATTTGAAGAAGCAGTAGAAGGCAAGGACCCACTCTTAGTAGAAGCATACTCTTATCTGACCAAGATCCAATTGCGTAACTGTGTGAAGTTTTGCGAAGCAGTGATCAATGACTGCGGTGCTTATGTGCAGATCAAGAAAGTGGAACGCAAGCCACGCAAGGTCAAGGCAGTGCCTCCTGAGAAACGTGCCGCAAAGTTCAAACACATCGTGGAATTTGCAGAACTCAAACTCAAGGGCTTGCCGGCCGCAAGCCTTGTAGATAAGGCCGAAGCCTGGGCGTACGATACCAAGAAACGCAAGTTGATTCACCTGGTAGCAGACAGCCATACACAGGCATTTACTGTCAAAAACAACAGCGTGATTGGATACAGTACCGTAGAAACACTACAAAAAACTGTGCGTAAGCCAGCAGATGTTATCAAGGCCATACAAGCCGCAGGCAAGCCGGCCGCACGTAAGATCTACAAGGATCTAACCACAACAGAAACGCCCTGGAACGCCCGTGGTACTGAGAACTTGATCATACTAAAGGCCTGGTAAATAAGGGGGAACGGAGTTCCCCAATGGCTGAACAAAATACATTACCCGAGTTAAAGCAAAATCTTATTGAGTACTGCAAACTAACTCTGGGTGATCAAATCATTGATCTTGAATTAGACCCTGCACACTACGAAGCCGCTTATCAGCGTACCTTGGGTGTGTATCGTCAACGTGCGCAAAATGCATATGAAGAAGCATATATCTTCATGGAGTTGATTCGTGATTTAAACATCTATACCTTGCCCCAGGAAGTGCAAAGTGTGCGTCAAATCTTTCGTAGAACATTTGGCGACTCAACTGGACCTTTTGCGTCAAACTTTGATCCGTTTGCACAGGCCTCAATCAATGTGTACCTCATGAACTTCAACGTGGCAGGCGGACTGGCCACATACGATTTCTATAGTCAATATGTTGAACTGGCTGGACGCATGTTCGGTGCCTACATGAACTATACTTGGAATCCTGTGACCAAGAAATTACAGTTGATTCGAGACCCAAAAGGCACTGGCGAAAATGTTTTACTTTGGGTATATCAAACCAAACCCGAAATCCAATTGCTCAGTGACTACCAAATTCAACAATGGATCCGGGACTACATGGTGGGTGCTTGTAAAATGATCATTGGTGAAGCACGTGAGAAGTTCTCAACCATTGCTGGACCACAAGGTGGAGGTCAACTGAACGGTGCCGCAATGAAGAGCGAAGGGCAAGCCATCATGGATGCCAAAATTGAAGAACTCAAAATGTATGTGGATGCAAGTCAACCGCTTACTTGGGTGATCGGATAATACAAGTCTTGATCTTGATTTAAAAATCTGCTATACTACATGTATGGCACACCTAATGATTGATCTTGAGGGCCTGGCAACAGGACCCGACACCACTATCCTTACCATAGCCGCTCAAGCGTTTGATCCGTTTGGGTCGGGCCACTACGACCGACATTACTATGCTAGGGTCACACTAGAAAGCCAGGAAAATCGTGTGATCGACGATGGTACAATTGCCTGGTGGGCCACGCAACCTGCTCATGCTAGAGAAGAAGCATTTGGTGAACAACATCGTATTCCTCTAGATCAAGCATTAGACGAACTAGGTCGGTTGATTTGGCAGTCTAAGATGATCTGGGCACAAGGTCCTACATATGACTGTAACATACTTGAACACGCCTACAAGAGTTATGGCAAAGCCCTGCCTTGGAAATACTATCAGGTACGAGATTCGAGAACTGTGTTTAGTCTGTGGCCCGAACTGCCTATTCCGCCTACCAGTCACCATGCGCTGGAAGACTGCCGCAGGCAAATTGGTATGTTACAAACAACACTTAAATACCTCAACGTAAAGGAACTTAAATGATCATTGGCATCTGTGGATTTATTGGTTCAGGCAAGGATACCATTGCTGATTACCTTGTTAATCTGCATCATTTTCGCAGAGAAAGTTTTGCATCAACACTGAAAGATGCTGTGGCACAAGTGTTTGGGTGGGACAGAACTCTACTGGAAGGGCGTACCAAACAGGCCCGCGAATGGCGAGAACAAGTGGATCCTTGGTGGGCCGAACGCCTACACATGCCCACACTAACCCCACGTTGGATCTTGCAGTACTGGGGCACCGAAGTGTGCAGAGCCGGATTCCATGATGACATCTGGATTGCCAGTCTAGAAAACAAACTGCGCCACAGTCAAGATGATGTGGTCATAAGTGACTGCCGTTTTCCCAACGAAATCCGTGCTATCCGAAACGCTGGGGGGCGTGTGGTTAGAGTAGTTCGAGGTGCTGAACCTGAGTGGTACGATGCGGCTGTGAGTGTGAATCGTGGAGCCAATGGCAATTCAACCTGGGCCTTGAGTCAACGCCGACTAGAAAAATATGGAGTGCATGCCTCAGAAACTGCCTGGGTTGGCACACAGTTTGATCTTGTGCTAGACAACAACGGCACACTAGATGAACTATATCAACAGGTCAAAAATCTGGTTCAAGATCGCCCCGGCGCCAAGTGACGTCAGTTTTTTTAGCAACTTCGGCACAATTTAGACAAATAGTTCTAAGATTTCTCATGTCAGGGTTATTAAGATTCCCGTCAATGTGAAATACTAATAGTTGAGATAGAAATCTTGCTCTGAAACTGCATTTGTCACATGTGGGTTTTTTGTTATAGCCTCCTGACTTCCACCTTGGCTCACGTAGTCTAAGACCACGTGACTTTCTTACACAGTTTTCACACCGTGATCTATAGTGTGTGACTGTTTCCTTGATGTAGTTTACAGCACATGGCCGCTGATGACATGCCTGACAAATGGGTCTTTGCATGGCATATTTATGATGGACCTTTGCCAAAGGGCGCTCAACTCAGTTGTTTTTGGCATTTGCCAATAAATATCTACAACTTGAAAAGGAAACCATTATGGCTTTAACATCACCTGGCGTAGAAGTAACAGTAATTGACCAGAGTCAATACGTACCTTCAGCTGTCAACACAGTACCTTACTTTTTGATTGCCACAGCGCAAAACAAAGTATCCAGTGACGGAGTCACTGTGGCAGCCGGTACCCTTGCTGCCAACGCAAACAAAACATATTTGATCACCAGCCAGCGTGATTTGGCCGCCACATTTGGTGTGCCTTTCTTCTACAATACCACTACAGGTACTCCAATCAATGGATACGAACTCAACGAGTATGGTCTGCTTGCGGCCTATTCATCACTGGGTGTGACCAATCGTGCTTATGTACAACGTGCCAACATTGATTTGACAGCACTCACAGCCAGTTTGACTCGTCCAACAGGAACAGCACCAAACGGAACCTACTGGTTAGACACAGGAATTTCCAACTGGGGTCTGTTTGAGTGGAACGCAGATACAGAAACATTCATGCTTCAAACCCCCATGTTGATCACAGCCACAACTGATGTGGTAGGCGGTGACGGTACCAACCCCACAGCAGATTACACTCCAATCAGCACAGTGGGTGCCATTGGCGACTATGCTGTGGTTGCGATCGATGACTACATTTTTGGCTACTACAAACGCTATGACAACGTCTGGGTGTTGATTGGTAGCGATGCCTGGAAAAAATCCTATGCCACAGTGCAAGGAACACTACAAGTGACTGTTCCATTGACAGTGGGCGCAAACTTCTATCTCAACGATCGCTTGGTCACCGTGGGTGCAACTCCCACAGTACCTGCATTGGCAGCCAACATCAACACAAACTTGAGTGCATACGGTATCACAGCCCGTGCTCAGTATGGCATACTTTATATCTATGCTGACAGCACCACAAGCAATGACGGTTCAAGTTTGAACAGCAATGGTATCATCACAGTTGACGCAGGTCCAAACCAAGGCGCCGCATTGTTGGCACAGTTGGGTATCACCGTTGGTGA